ACCTAGTTTATTCAACCAAGTCATAACTTCTCTTGAAGCTAAAACAAGCTTATCTCCACTATTACCTGATTCTGGAGAGAAAACATCTTCCATCATTTCGATAAATGTGTCGTAAGTTGCTTCTGATTTGTCTACCATCTTAACCTTACCGTGAATTTCAGTGTAAGGTAAAATACCCCAAGTTCTACGAGCTGGACCTGAAGCAGCTTCGTCAGCTCCTCCAATTCCAAATAATAGAGCATGCTCAAGGTCCATCTTATGTTCCATAAGTTTTTCCTTGTAAACTCTCATATACTCGTTAGCATCGCCACGGTATCTTGTAGCCAATGAAGTACCAGAGAATAGAGGTACTGCAGTCTTAAAGATTTGACAGTATCCTTCTCTGTTGTAGAACTCATCTCTCCAACCTTCTGGGTCAGTTCCTGCTTCTACGTGTGATGAACCAACTACTTGACCAACAGCATCTGCTAATAGTCTTAGTTTAGAACCAGCTGCAATAGCATTAGTTGCGTCAGGTACTAAACCTGCTTTACTAGCTGCTGCTCCATTGTTTCCAGTTGGTTTATACACTGCTTTAATAAAATCAGCTGCTACAGTTGCTTTACCGCCAACAGTTAAGTTAGGGTCTGCATTAATTCTGTAGTATGCTGTTACGTCAAAACCATTACTTCCATCAACTGTAAAAGCACTACCATTAACAGAATAAACTCCGTCAATTGCAATTACTTGTCCACCTAATAAAAACTGTGGTTGTTGGTCTACCGCTTCTCTACCGTAGATGTCATAGCCACAGTCAAGGTCAAGACCTGTTAGGCCCCATTGTGCTGAACTGTAAGCTGCTGTATCTTTTTGTGTTTTCACATCAAAGTTTCTACGTTGCCATTGGTGTCTTTTTTCCAAAAATTTGAAAACAGGGTCATCAGTAGGCTTTTTAGCTACTTTTGATAGGTATGCGAAAAACGGTGATTGTTCAGGTGCTAAATCAGCAACTCTTTCTCCGAAATTAAAAATTCGTCTTGAGTCGTCAATTGAGACACCTTGCATTGTTGTTCCAGGTGTTGGATTATAAATATTTCCAGCAACTGGAGCTACACTTGTTAAACTCGCCATTTTTTACTCCTTATGAGTGTTTATGATGACTACCATGGGTTGACTTTCTTATGGTCACCAATCATAGCATTCATCAGTTCGTCTTCGTTACTTAATTTTGGCGATTGTACACTGACTCCTGGCTGTACACCTATTGGCTTAGGAATACCTAACTTATCTTGTCGTTGTTGTAATTGAGCTTGTTTTTGCTGAGCTTGTGGACTTACTTGTTTTGCCTGGGGTGCATTAGCACCAATATTCAGCTGATGTAACTTTACTAAATTATCTAACGATAAAGATTCAGGAGATGACATTGTATCAATAAAATTAGTAGCCATTTCTGGAGTATATCCATATTTAGCTTGTAAATTATTAATAGTGTCTTGCTGTTGTTGCATGGCTTGGCGTTGTGCCTGTACTTCTGCAATTTCAGCATCTCTTCTCGCATCTCTTTCTAAGATATAGTCGTTCATAGACTCCAAATATGTCTGATTCTGCTCTAAATATTTAGCAGAAGGACTTTCTGGGTCTGCCAGAGCCTCTGAGTGATTATAGTCAGTTGGCTTCGCAGGTTTTACTGGTTTAACTACTTCTGGAGCAGTTTCCACAACTTCCTCTTTTTTAGTCATTTGAGCTTTCATTGTTTCCAATTCTTGCTTCATAGCGCCTAACTCTTGATTTCGTTTATCTGCCTGTGATTGCCAATATTCAAATTGACTAGGGTCACTCTTTGCATCAGCAATAGGTTGAGTACTTAAAGGTTCACTCTCAACTGTGGGTTCTGGTGTCACCTGCGGTTCTGTTCTTGCATTGAACGTATCGTCAGATTTCATGTTGAACACTTCGTCAAAAATGTCTTCTTGAGTAGGGGTTGGGTCTACAATCGAATCCGTTCCCTGCTCATCTATTACTGTGTCGTTTACTTGATTTTCCATTATTTCTCCTTCCTAACTCTCGTCTTCATCAAATATAGTTTTAGCTTGTTTGATTTCATTCGAGTTCATTAGGTTTTTTCTTTCATCATTTAACCTAGCTTGATATAAGCTGGTTGCCGCTTCAGCCCTATTAGATATTTTATCTAACCCTGAACTGAATTTTTCTACTTCAAGTCGTTTCTTAGCGTGTACTGCTTCTCTATCTGAAGTTTGTAAATCGCCCTTGACTTGTTTTAATTCTTCTTGTAATTGTTCTATCATTGCAGCCATTTGTTGCATTTGACCTGCACGTTGCAATACTCCTTCTACATCTACAAGTTCTGATTTCTTCAATACTTCTGTTTGGTCAATTAAGCCCATCTTAAACATTTCCATGTAAGTATTAAGTAAAGCCATTCTATTTGTAGGCAATGTAGAACCAGAAACAACTACAATGTCATATTTCCCTACACCAACATCATGGTATTTAATAACATCGTCATTATCCATTTGTTTGTAAAAATTAAATCTTTCTTCTGTTTCTTCTCCGTTAGGTTGAACAATTCTAATAACTTTTTCTTCTGTATACAATTGTTGCATTAATGGTACACATACTTTAGCCAATTGATTTAAACCGCTTTCAATATCATCTCTACGTGATTTAATTCTTCTTTGACCAAATTCGTCTACGACTATTGTTCCTCTATAAGTAGTTGGAGCATTTGATGCGCCACCTTGCATAAGTTCATAAATACCAAAGCCGTATTCTAAGTCGTATTTAGCATCTGCTTCGTTTTTATACAATTCATTGGGAAGAGGCACTGGCCCTGCTACAATAGGTGCACCTAGCTCTGCGTCAAATTCAATAACGCTTGTTCCTGCTCTTCCCCACTCTTCTTCAACTTGTCTTTTATCTACGCTACCTCTTGGTATTAACAATTTAACATTAGTACTTGTGCTAGCGTGTGCAATAATTAAAGAGCGAATTTTGTTAATATATTCTTGTAGTGGTCTATATAGCCTTACATCTGATTCTGGGTAAGGTGTTCTTAAATGAATATTCATTATAGGAACAATAGGATAATCTTCTACTGGCAATATTCTTTGATATAGCAATTTGTCTCCAACAGAAACTACCATTTTAATTCTTGGTACTTCTACTGCATTAGCAGTTATGTCTCCTAAGCCAATCAACTCCTCTGTTGTTGTAGGAATAAATATCATTGTGGAGCCAGGAATAGCATGTTCATCTTCTTCTCCTGGAACTTGAATAGGCATTTGTGGTACTAAATTACCCATTTCATCAAATTGGTCTTCTGGCATACGATAATGCCAAACTGGACCGCCTTCTTCAATCAGTTCATAAATATCTTCTACGGCTGGTGGGTCAAAAATAATAGTTTCCTCCCCAGTAATTTTTCTTACACGTATGTATATGTGATTTCTGTATAAATCTGTATCTTCTTTACTATAAACATATTCTCTATTTGAAAAAGGTTCAAAAATATTATAGTATGTATGAATTTCTTTAGTATAGCGTTCTAAATATCTTCTCTTAGTATGAGCTCTATCTTCTTGGTCTCCGTCAAACATTTGTCCTTCAGTAGATGCTAAGTTTGTAGTTGGCGCATTATCGTAGACATCTGGGTCTTCTGCTGAATTTTTAATTATTTCACTATATTCTGGATAAACAGATTCTGCATATTCATCTGTCATGTAATTTGCAACAATAATGTTTGCAGCATCTCTAGCAAAATGGTCTTTAGCATTAGGGTCAAGATAAACATTTAAAGGATTTAATTGTTTTAAACAAACTTCACCTTTTCCATTGTCCTTGTCTGGGTCTTGATATGCCTGTAAAACTCCCATACCCCCTACATAATAATCGTCAATAACTTGTTTTAGCTCCATATCTCCGTTGGATTCTTGCCATATCCATTGGAATAAATCAGAAAATACTTGAGCTGTTTTTCTATCAGAATCTTCTCGACCTGTAGAACGAAATTGTGGTGAATTATAAGTTAATAAGGCTTTTGCTGTTTCTACAATCGGGTGTATACGATTGACAACTATTGGTGCTTGTCCTCTGCTTTCTAAGACTTGCTGTTGTTCTTTTGTCCATTGAGCTCCTGCTCTGAAATGGACGCTTTCTTGAAATTTTTGAGCCCAAGGTTCACGAGAGCTGTCATACTGGATGAACAACTCTTTAGTACGCTGGACTTCTTCATGGATTTCTTCTTGTAATATTTCTCCTGATTCATAATCAAATATAAACTCTAAGTCTTTTTTACTTTGTGTCCTTGACGCTGCTTGTCTTTTTTCTCTTGGCATGAGTTCCTTCAATAGTTATGTACCCTTCAGGTACTTTTTCATAGAAATTATCTAAAATTTCTTTAAATTTATTATTAGACATTTTATATTTTTCTATCTTTATTTTGCGACTCATATAACTTAAGAGTTTATAACATTTTTCAATTAACTGTCAAGGATTATTTCACATTATTCTCCAATCTACTTTTTTTGCGTTCCACCAGTCTATATTTTCTTTTGTTTTTTTCTTTTTGCCAGAGTCATGGCTAGGTATGTATGCATTTTTATTTGCATAAAAGAATCCGTCTAACAAGTCATCGTTTTTTGCTCTAGGGTATAACATAAGTTCGTCTTCAAACTCTGTCATATCTTTTCTCATAAATACTTTATGATTTGCAAACAATGGTTGCAGACTTTCTAGTCGATATGATTTTGAGGTTCTTGGGTTTTCTTTTACTTCTAGTCCAGGTATAAAAAGTCCCAACTTTTCTGATTGTTCTTTAATGTATTGTCGTAGCATTTCCTGGTATCCTACAGACTCAATACGTGTTTTAGTGCTTTTGTAAAATTTAAAATTATCAATAATAGCATCAGCTAAATGTAAAGGAGTAGCTCTTTTGCGATAATAAGGTAATACAAACCTGTTATTGTCTTTATCAATAGCTATATTAAAAATAACTGAATAGTCAGCAGTTTTTTTCGTGCTACTTGCAGGGTCCACGCCAGTGAACACGTTCACGGGTCTCCTCTCGTCTACTGCCTC